AATCTGTACACACGCCAAAAGCCTGTGACATAAGTTTCTGGTGAGCCTGTTGTTGATGTAGCAGGGGCTAAGTAAGAGGGATAGCGGATGATTACGATTCCAGAGCCTCCATTTCCGCCAGCAACACTATTTGTTTGTCCACCACAACCGCCACCACCACCGCCTGTATTTGCTATTGCAGATGCACCCGCTGTTGCAGGGATTGAGTTTCCAGCGTTCCCACCACCAGCCGCACCTATTCCTGATGCAACATTGTAAGAACCCGCACCACCGCCACCAGCGTATTGAATTTGTGCGCCAGAAATAGATGAAACTAATCCTGTTCCACCATTACCACCTGACGCAGAACTGCCATTTATTCCTACTGAACCCGCACCACCACCGCCACCCGCACTATATGTACTACCTGTAGTAGAAGTTCCACCCGCAAAGCCTTGACCAGATGTGCCAGTTCCACCGCTATATCCTACAGAAAGGCCAGAAGTAGCACCACCACCAGAGCCGCCATTTGCGCCAGTTCCAGCACCGCTACCATTGCCATTTGAATAGCCACCTCCATTAGCCGTGATTGTTGTGTTACCCACAATTGTAGAATTTGCACCTATTACACCAGTTGTACCTGAACTACTACCGCCTGCACCACCAGCACCTACAGTAATAGTAATACTTGACCCAATGGTTACAGCATATCCAGTAGCAGTTAATAGACCGCCACCACCACCACCGCCTACGCCTACTCCAGAACCAGTAGTGTGACCGCCAGCACCACCCCCGCCAGCCACACATAAGTATTCCACCGCTGTGACAGGGTAGTTAATGCCGTTACGTCCAGCAGAGACAATGTTTCCTACATATCGCATCGACATAGGATGCCCCTAATTAGGTGATTGCTTCGTAAGATGCGGTCAACTCAATTGCGCTTGATGTTCCAACCGTCACAACGATAGATTGAGCCTCGCCAACGTAAAACGCTGTGGTTTTGTCAGCAATGATCAATGAAGCATTGGGAGGAACGCTGATCTGGTAAGCAATTCGGTATGCCGTACCACCACCAGAAACTGCGCTATTGATTGAAACTGTCACGGTAGCGGCACTCGATGTGACGTTAGCCGCAACAATGTTGTCAATCTTGTTAACAGTTCCAGACGCAGGGGTCAGCGCAGTCCAAGTGGTTACGCCTGTTGTGCTTGGGATTAAATAAGATGTGTTACCGTAAATGGATGTTACGTTAACAATATTTGGATTTGCCATTTCAGTTCCTTAAAAGCCAAAAATCATCGCCATCGCAATGGCTTTACCTGTTGAAACACCTGGGGTTGCCAACATCGTATTTGTCACAGTTCCTGTGTCACCAGTAGTCACAATATTACCGTTAACCGCTGGCACATTGATGTTGTAAGTTGAAGCGGTGTTAGGGCCGACCAGATTTGCCTGACCCCCTAATGTTGCTTGAAAGACTAATTGACCCATGATATTTCCTTATGGTGCAATGATTAGTTGAGAGGCCGTTAATGCGCCTGTGCTTGGGTTGTATTTGAGTTTTGTAGAACTCACGTTTTGTGCTGATATTGTGCCTGTGGTAGCGCTTGTAAACAACATATATCTTGTCGCATTTGTTGTTGTATCGTCAGTAATTGTAATTCCCGCAGTTGGGGTTGACCACACCGCAGGAGAACCCGCACCCGCAGAAGTCAAAACTTGACCGTTTGTTCCAACAGAACCGTTAGCCGACACAGTAGAAGTCGCTGACAAAGTGGTAAATGCACCCGCTAATGGGGTTGAACCACCAATTGCCATGTTGTTGATTGTTCCCGCAGTCGCAGGGTTTACCGTCAACGTCCCTGTGCCTGTTGGGGCAATAGAAATGGTTGCGTTGGCGGGATTCATGTTGAATGCACCGTCAAGGGTCAAATTCACGCCACCGCCTGCACCCCATTGCAAAACAGAAGCTGAACTAGATGTTCTTAAAGCGCCACCGCCTGATCCTGAAGCATCTAGGTAAGAACCAACAAACTTTGTGCTTGCCGTGATTGTTGTGCCTGTGATTGTGTTAGCAGTCGTGCCACCAATTGCAGGGGGCGCTGACAAATCAAGCGTTCCACCCAAGGTTAAATTACCTGTGCTTGTCACCGTTCCCGACAAGCTAATGCCTGAAACCGTACCCGTTCCACTTACAGAAGTCACCGTTCCTGTTGTTGGAGTCGCCCATGATGGAATACCACTTGCCAAAGTAAGAACTTGACCGTTTGATCCCGCAGCCAACATTGCAGTCGTAGCAGCTGCGCTTTGGTAAGGGAGTGAACCCGCAGAACCACCCGCTAGATTTGTTGCCGTTGTTGCACTTGTCGCTGTGGCGGCATTACCACCAATGGATAAACTGCTTGCAGTACCCGTTAAACCCGTTCCCGCACCATTGAATGTGGTTGCCGTGATGGTTGTGCCTGTAACCGCACCCGCAGTCGTTCCACCAATTGTCGTGCCGTTGATCGTGCCACCTGTAATCGCAACACTAGAAGCGGCTTGAGTGGACATTGTTCCCAAACCCGAAACTTGCGTGTTGGCAATTGCAATATCTGAAACGGCTAGGAAGGTCAATTGACCTTGTGCGTTTACTGTAGCGGTCAGCGTTTTAGAAGCTGAACCATAAGCCGCAGCCGTTACACCCGTGTTGGTGATGCTAAAAGCGTTACCCGCTAATGTGAGGCCAGTTCCCGCTGTGTAGCTAGAAGCCACAGAGAAGTTAGACCAAACAACGGCTGTTGTGCCAATAGTGCCGCCTGGCTGTGCAGTACAGTACCAAGCCGTTCCTGAAAGGGTGCTTCCTGTTTCTACAAAAGTAATGGCAGAAATTAAATCTGTCCAAACGTCAGCATCAGGCGCTCTTGACCATGCGGTCGCAGAAGCCAAGTAAATGCCGTTTTGGGACGCTGTTCCTTGATTCTTGACCAATACCCTATCACCCGCCACAACGGTCACGCCATCAAGCGTTTGAAGCCCTGTAAGGCTAATGCTTACCGTAGTCGCACACAGAACGGGTTGCTTCCAAGAAAGTCCCGCAGCAAAGTAATCTAAATATGTCTTATTGACAACATCATTTCCGCTTGTTGGGGCAGTTGAGACTGTCGCAGTCGTAAAAGCCGCAGACGATGGTGTAGTCGCCCCAATAGTCGTGCTATTGATCGTGCTGTTTGTGATGTTTAAACCCGATTGGCTAGGGTTTGCCGTTGCATAGAACGCTTGACCTTGACCAATGAAAGTCTGAAATGTGCCATCAACATTAAAATAAGCCTGAACAGGCAATAAATTCTGAACGTCTGAATTTGATGGGCTTGTCATAATTTATGCACCGTGAATGATGGCGTAATTGATTACGATGGCTTCAGCCAATGGACTAGCCGTGTTGTTGTAAACACCAATTACGGCAGTTCCCGCAGCCACGTTTGCAACATAAGGCCAATAAGCGCCTGATGTTCCACCACTTCCCACATTCACAATTAGAACGTCTTTGGCAGACAAAAGACTGTTTGTCAGAGTAAACAAAACCGTTGTACCCGCAGCCAATGAAGCGGCATTCATAGTGATCTGACCAGAGGACTTGTTCAAAGTCACGCCTGTGGACTTGCTTGTCGCTTGGGTCACAGTTCCTTGTGCTGATGCGTTATAGCCCAATTCGGCTGACGCATAAACAGTTGTTCCCGTTACAGCAGCTGCCGTAGTGCCGCCAATGACAGAGTTGTCAATGGTTGCGCCTGTAATTGTGTCGTTAGACAAGGGAGGACTAAAGTAAGCCCCGCCTGGCCCAACCAAACCCACGCAAACGCCAGCTGAATTAAACTCAGCTTGCACAGGGACAAGATTTGTAGATGATGTGTATGCAACAGAATTAGCGCTTGACATGGGTTTTTTCCTTTAGCTTTGATCAGCAGTAGGTGTCACATAAACGATTGATGGGCCAGAAGCCGAACCAATCATGCGAACGTAAAAAGGCGTTGTAGGGCAAGCCAAAACCATTGGAACGGTCATATTAGCTGGCAATACAAAATCGCCTGTTGTAGAGCCGCTGACAGGCAACACCGCAGCGCCCACGTTAGCATCGCCCATCTTGACCGCCACAAGCGTTGAGCCTGTGTTCAAGAAAGAAGCGTAGTTAACCTGGTCATTGGTGCTGTCCTCAATCAGAAGCGCAGATGTGGATGTAGCACCTACCGATTGTGCGTAGGTGACACCAGCTTGACGCAATACTGATGTATTAGCCATGATTAAACAGCGTTTGAATCAAGGGGCAAATACTCAGGACGATTCACAACCACGGTATAAGTACCCGCAGCAGCTGATGCGCTAGAGCCTGTTGCATTGATAAACTGAACAATCAAAGTGTCTGCCGCAGAAACGTAAGCATTTGCAACAGCAACGCCTGTGGTTTGAGCAGCGGGCAAAGTGACTTGAACCGCATCACCGACCTTGAGGCCCGCAACGGTGACAGTCTTAGAAGCGCCTGAAGTAGCAACGGTTGTGGCTGTAAAAGTCACACCCATAACGAATGCGTTGGAGATATTTCCACGCAAAATAGTCGTTTGGAGAGCCATGATGATTCCTTTAGAGAATGATTAAATTGTAACGCCAAATAAAGAAAAAGCCACCCCTTTGACAGAGTGGCTTCGTTCTCTTTTATTCCGAATTAAAACTCGGAGAAGTCGTAACCGTAAACGAAAATGTCAACAGTACCGCCAGAAACGGCTGTGCCAACTTTTACATAAAGGGTTTGTGCTGACAAGTTAGCATTCTTTGTAGCGGACACAACGGTTGAGTTGGTCACATAAGCAGAAGATGTGTTGCCTGTCAAAGCAGCATTGGTAACGATCTCAGTACCTTGACCCGCTGGTGCAGTCCAAATAGCCAAAGCACCAGAACTAACGTCTTTGTTAGCGTTGGTAATGGCAACATTGGTCACAGCATAGGTTGTGGTGTTGTTGATCGGGAGGGTCACAGAAGCATCACCCGTTTGGCTGATAGGCACAGCGTTAGCATAAGCCAACAAGCGGATAGCCTGGTTCGTTGCCAAATTGGATGGGTGAATTGTTGTGGTACTGGATGGGCCTGGATTTGCCATGATATTTCCTTAAATTAAGTTAATGACGGGGGGTTGCCCCCCCATGACCTTTAGGCTGCAACTCGGCAAGCGAGTTCAGGATAGAGGGGGGCCCAACCATACAGAACGTCCAAACGGGTAGGAATGGAGTCATTGTTGATGGTGTATTGACGCACAACACGCATTGACAAACCGATTTCCTTATCGCTTGCACGACCAGCAAAATGCACACCTTCAGGCAATTCCAAATCGGCTACTGCCAATGTGAAAGCATTGCGGTGCATGATGATGTTCTGTGGTGACACAGTACCTGTCTTGTTGAAGAAGCTGATGGCAGCTGTTGTGCTAGTTGTTGGGATTGACACGTTCTGGAATTGACCAGCGGTAATCACAGCAGGGCTAACAACCACAGTCATAGTGGTATCAGTCGCAGCAACGGCAGTCTTAACTACGAAATTACGCAGTTTGTTAGTGCCATACGCTTGACGGTTCTGGGGGTTAACTGCGTAAACGCCAGCGATCTGGAATGTATCGCCCGCATTCAGAGAAACCGCACCAGTAGCTGTCAAAGTGATGCTGCTAGAGGATGCCCAACCAGAAGTCAGGAAACCAGAGGCGGCAGTTGTTGAGCAGACGGCAGTTCCCGCAAATGAGCCAAAGGTTTGGCTTACCACGTTCTGATCCATCTTCCAGTTCATGCCCGCAGAGTCACGGCCCATCAAACCTTTACGGTATTGATCGCCAATGGCTTCTTGAGGAACAAACAAACCCTTCAAGCTATCAACAATGGTTGCTGATGTGAAAGGCTCAACAATGCACGATCTACGACCGTCACGGGGTGCGCCTTCTGAGTCCAGATATGCACCAGCAGTCAGGTATGTAATCAAGCCTGTGGGCGGTGTGCCCGCTGTGCCAACAATGTTAGCGGTTTGCAGGGTAGCCATAGACATACCGTCACGGTCAATCTTGTTGGCAATTGCTGCAATAGCGGGCTTCAACACACGGTCAGAGAACATATCCAAAGATAATGCCAAATCTTGTGTGGTGAACTGAGTGTCAACGTGGAATTGAGTGCTGAGAGTAACGGGGACAGAAGTCTCGTTAAAGTCTTCAACATTCAGCGCAGGGCCAGTTGTACCAATGAAACGACCAGGCTTGCGGACATTGACTGTGTTACCAATCTTTGCACCGACAACAGCGAACTGATCGTCATAGTTGCGGTCAACTTCACTTGTGAAAGTCAACTCATTTTCCAAAACCATCAACGCTTCGTTGGTGATCTTGCTTATCGTCAATAAATTATTAGCCATTTTAGGACTCCAAATAGATTAGGTTTACCGAATTTTTCCCGCTTTGCGTGCCAATTTCCACGCCTGATAACTACCATGCCATTCGCCATTAGCGGATAGCGGCACATCAGGCTGACCTTGACCACCACGAATCGGTTGAATCGGTGCTGGTGCTTTACTTCTTACAACAGGGGCTGTCTGCTTGGTCTCAGGCTTTGCCTCAAACTTTGCTTCTAGTCTCCCAATCTCTCTAAGCGCTGCATTCGGACTCAAGCTGGCGATCTTTTTGGCTAGGTCATTGTTTTCAGCTAGGTGATACAGGATTCTTGGGCCTACATCACTCTCCAGAATTGCATCACGGACTGCGTTGTTTACAACTACGTCACTAGATGCGACCAAATCATCAAAATCGGGCAATTCTGCTTTGGCATCCTGAACTTTCTGCGCCCAAGATTGGATAATCTTTTGCTGCGCTTCCTGTTCTCTCGCCTGGGCAACTTGCCTGTCCCGTTCCGCTAACGCCTTTTCTGTCGAAAACTCGGCTAGAGCCTTCGCATATTCAAACGCATCAGCGAACTGGCTTGGTTGTGGCTCTTGATCAACAAAAGAAACCTGTTGAGGCTGTCTCTGTTGCTCTAGTGCCGCCAAACGCTGTTCCAAATCTACCCTTGCTTGGCGCTCTCGCTGGGCTTCTTGCCTAGCTTCCTCACGTTGCTTGGTTATCTCTGAAAACCGCTTTTCAAGTTTAGGATTTTGCTTTCGCTCACCCTCTTGGTTTGCTTCCTTTTCTGCCTCTTTCGGTTCACTCTGTTCTTCCTCGGCTACTGGCTCGGGAGTTTCCTCAACCGCCTCAGTCTCCGCAAGGGATTCAGCTAAACCTAATCTGTTTGCATAAAATTCTGCTGCATTCTCGCTTGTCAATACTTGACCCGCTTCTTTATCGGACATACGTTTCCCAACGATTTGACCCTGTGAACCTCACAGGTACGGTTTAGTGGTTTTTACCACAAATTCTTTTAAAACTCAAATAGCCCGTTCTGTTGTCTCGGCACTTGCATTATTTAATGTTCTTTTGTCCATTTGAGCCAACAAAATAGCTATCTCAGCTTTCATTCTTTCAATCTCAATCTGCGTCTGTGTCTTGACCACCGTGTCGTGCGCTTGACCATCCACCCGCATTTTCATTTCATCACGGTCACTTGCGTCCCGCAATTCAGACTCATGCGCTCTGTTTGTCTCTTTAATCAATGTGCGCTTAGTCTCGGCTTCTTGCTTGAATTGCTCAACATCCATGCGGTTCTTCAGCATCAAATCTCTAGCCTGAACCGCCTGTGTAAGTTCCTGAATCTGCTTTTGAGACATAGCCAATTGCATTTGAACCTGGGGAGGCACTTTAGACTTGTCGTCAATCTGAGCCATTGGGTTAGAGGCTGCCAATCGGTCTGCAATAATGTCAGCACCAGGCCAATCCATATTTCTGAACACCAAATCACCCGCCACTTGCATCAACTCAGGCGCAGCTGACAACAAAGGAAGCATATTGTCCACGGCTTCTTGGCGCTTGGAGTTATAGCCTGGGCCTGTCTCCATTACCACATCGTATTGACCCACAGAAATGTCGTTCAGCACCCTGCCAACAGAATCCCGCTGATTGATGGTTAACAATTCTGGCTTGCCATCGTCACCAATGATCCGCATCACACGCTCTGTGTCGTAAATTTTGGGGATAAGGTCTAGGCAAATCTTGCCAATGTGGGCAATTGAACGGGTCAGATTGTCGTAATAGTCAAAGTTTGTCAGGTCAACTTGTTGTTGCTGACCGTTTAATGCTTTGCCTGAAATGTTGCCTTGACTCAATTGAGCAGGGTCAAACACGCCCATGATCGCTTTAATGTCATCGTCTACGCCCGCAGCTGCTGCCATGATGCCCGCTTGTGGCGGCTCGGGTTGCAATCTTGTTGGGGGAGGCGCTGGGCGACCGTCAATGTCAGTCTGTTTGTATCGCAGAAGTGGGAAAGACTTGATATTGGCATTTGTCCAATCGTTTTCGTGTCCCTCATCCTGACCTTCAGCAAGCAGCCATTTGGCTTTAGGGGCTAGTGCCACGCCTTCTGTAATAGAAGTCTGCCAAAAGTTATACATCCGCTGTGGGTCTTTGGCATAGCGAATCATGCCAAACTTTTTGCGCTTGTCACCAATGACAATGTGTCTGCCATAGACGGGGACAATGGGAATGTATTTACCCGCCCAATCCCGTTCTTCCAAAACTTCAACCGCAGTTAATTTGCAGTATTTAATCGTTTTCTTGTAAGACTCACGGGTATCAACCACTTCAATGCCGTAATTAGCCAGGCGTGTAAAGAAATCTTTATCATCAGCAAATGTCGCTGTGCCATCGCTCAAAAGGTATAGCTTTGCCTTTTCTTTGACCGTGTAGTAATACTCAGCCAGGCGAATGTCCTCTTTGGTAATCCACTCAGATTGTGAGTCACCCGTTCCACGCTGGGTGAAACTTGTGCCACCATCCTCTGCGTCAGGATACATCTTGCGGAATTCATCTTTACGCATCATTGTTGTGATTAAGCAACGGTCAGCGTCAGACCCGTCAGGTAGGACTGAATTAGGGTCAAAGTAAACGGTAAAGGGATTGTCTATGGCATCAATGTAGACTTCTTGGTCAAACGAATCTTCTGATATGTAATCAGTTCTGACCCGCATATAGCCCCAACCCATGCGAACTGCGTATTCAAACGCATTGTCGTAAGCATGATCAGCGTTGGAGTTAACTTCAATGTGCCGAATAATCCCGCTAATGGTCTGTGCGTCAACCATGTCCTCATGCGTATTTGTGGCATGAACTTTAATTCGGGGGCGCTGCTGTCGTTGTTGGTTTGAGACTTGGCGGCAGTAATTGTCCACCTTGTTCACCGTAATGACGGGGCGAGACTCAAGATTGCGGGAGTTTTGCAGTTCAACAGGCCATTGATCACCACCGCCAAACTTCAAGTCATCTAATGCTTCTTGACGGTTCATTGTGTCTGCATCGTTGGCAAACTTGAGAAAGTCAATTGCTTCCTGAATTCGTGAGTCGTAATCATCAGCCATGATGTTGCCCTAAGTAATTTGGAGTCATTTTAACTCATCCAAGAATGTTGACCACCATAATTTGCTATTGGTCTTGCCCTTCTGCGCTCTCTAGGCTCATTGACCATCAAACCAATATACCTAAACGCATCAGCGCCATGTGAGTAATTGTCGTGTAATGGCGTTCTGCTGAATTGCTTAGTGTCTGGGTCTACATCGTAACGGTAATGGCGTAAGCATTGCAAGCCTTCGTGACAGTTCTCACGGTCAAACCAGCAATTGATAAAGATTGTCCTTGCCGCATTGATTGAGTCAAGAATAGGCGTTTTAGGGATTATCTTGGTTTTGTACCCAGCAGCTCTCACAATTTCCTCAATGCTTCTGCCGTTGGCTGCCAAGGTCTTGTTCTCGGCATCGTGTGGCAGCCATAGTGTGTCAAACATATACCCAAACGTCTGCATCTTAGCCAGGTAGTCGCTCATGGTCTGTTGATTGCCCTCAATGTAGCGAATCAAACGGGTTTCCATGCCTATGAACTGCAAGAACCAAATTGCCGTAGCGTCTGACCATCCAAGGTCAAAAATGGCATGAACTGGCTTTGTTGGGTCATAGTTGACCTTTGTGATTCGCCCATCCAACTCTGCCATTTGCATTTCTTTGGCAAAGATAGCGCCATCCACGGTCTGACGGCATAAACCTTCCCAAACCACGTTATAAGCCTGTGGATCACGGTGTTTAAGCGCATCTTTCTCTAGTTTGAGGGTTTCGGGAAACCACGGGTTGTCTGACCAGTTGACCTTTTGGACTATGCAGTTCTCAGGCGGGTTTAGCACAAACCTTTGGTAAGTCTCGTCAGTTTCCAACTCAGGGTTAAAGGTTATCCAAATCTCTGAGTTTTCTTTGCGGATAGTAGGAATTAGCACGTTCCATGACATTCGGCTAGTTGTCTGTGCTTCCTCAACCCAACACACATCAACGCCCTCATAGGACTTCACATTAGCCACATTGTTCTTTAGGCCGACAAAGCTAAACTCTGTGCCGTTCTTTGCCCTGATTGAAGCCTGGGTGATTTCATAAAACCCGTCCAACCCAAGCGCCATGATCTGATCGCACAACAATTTGTGAACTGAATCTTTGATAGATGTTTGAAATTCACGGGCGCAAAGCACTCTAATCGGGGCTTGAGCGCCTTTAATCAGTAACGCCCTAGCAACCCCCCATGACTTAGCCCCGCCTCGTCCACCGTACAGGACTTTATAACGTGAGGGCTTAAACAGGCACTCTAGCTTGAGTGGAAACTCAGCCCTTGCAATAGCCTGGTTAACTTCACTCATTAGGCTTGACAAAGCTGACTTGGATGCCCGTCAGGAATGGCGCACCATCAGCACCTGTGATCTCTTGCTTTACTTGCTCACGGTACTTCTTAGGGAATCGTGCCGCCATTGATCGTGACCAAATCGTAGCGTTGAGTCTGTCACTCTCTTTGTTCTCAACCATGTGGGTTTGGGCAATATCCTCCCACCATTGCAATTCAAATTCCTTTGCTAACTCCAAGGCTTCTCGAAATTCGGGAAATTCCTCCCGCCAACGGTACATTGTTGCAGTGCCAACATTAAGAATTGCGCCTATTGCTTCAGTGCTTTTGCCGATTCTGCCCAAAGTGATTACTTCCTCACAATACTTAGGATCGTAAAGGGATGGTCTACCAACAGGGCGTTTTTCGGTTGTTTCAGTCATTAGGTAATTCTACGGGTTTCTCTAATTGGCGCAACCAGGCTTCATTCTCGGCAATAGCGCCTGATATGGCATGAAAGTTAGCCAACATTTGCTCTTTTTGCTTCTCTAAGTCAGCAATACGGGCTTTTACTTGTTCAATCATTTTTTGGCAGTCTTTGCAGATTGTTTGAATGCAGCAGCTGTGGGTGCGCCCTTTGAGCCAGGCGTTCTCATGCGCTCTACGGGCTTGCGCTCGGCTTTTTGGCGTTCGATACGTTCTTGCTTTTTGTGGATGTTGGCATACAAGCCAGGTTTAGTCGCCATGATTACTCCTCAACAATTGCACAAATGTCGGCTTCTTGAATAATTTGATAGTCTTGCCCATCAATCTTCTGTGTGGGCCAGTTCAAATAATCCCCGTTGCCGTACTTAACAAAGTCACCGACTTGGGTTTCATAGACCTTCGGGCCTATTGCCACAACCGTTCCCTCGTTAAAAGGTTCTTTGTTGTTGACGTAAATAATTTCTGACAGGGTTCTAACAAGTGGCTTGATCACCACTCGGTCATTCATTGGTTTTATCATTTTTAAAAGGTCTGCCTCGTTTTTTGGGTAAAAAAGCACCCGCCTCTAGGACGGGTGAAATCTCAACGGCAACTACACTTGAGAACTCGCCACACCAATCGTTAGCGTGTTTGTTTTGTAATACTGGATAGCGTCTGCAACTACCCATAATCTGAGAGTCACGAAAGTATTTACAAATTTCGCATTTCTCAGTCATTTTGCTTCTCTAGCCAAAACTGCTTTGTTTAATCCCGCAGCCAGGCGTTCAGCAAAACCCTTGTTCTCTAAATCAAAGGTTCTTCCCTCTTTGTAATCAGCGAACTTTTCCTGATGTTCCACGGTAGATGGCATCGGAGATTCTCTCCTTGCCGCCAATGCCGCTGCTTCTAACTCGTTCAAGCGTGTCATGTAACCTCCTTCGTACTTCATTTTCCTCTAGTTTAGGTAGCTTGTCAAGCTGGCTTGCAATAGCCTTACCCTTACCTTTGGAGTTATCAACAATTTGAATATTTACTCTGGGATTGCCTTTGTATTTATCTTGCAGTTCTTCAATGACCTGGCGTGCGCCAATGTGAGTCTTTAGATGTTCCTCAATCGGGACGGTGCGGCCTGACCCCTTTTCTTTTTCCATGCGGCTGGCCCTGCTCAATGCGCCAAACTCCAACGCTTCAGCTGGGTCACGGTAGGTGTAAACAATACGAACCTTACGCTTGGCATCTAATGCCTGTTTGATCTTTTTGTCAGCTGATTCAAACTTGTTCATATTTGTGTCGTAAATCATCTCCGACCGTTTCAAGGCGGGATCGACACTTTCCAATAAATCTAAGGCTGTGGTCTTACCAGCACCAGTTCCACCAGCACTAAAGACAACGGTGTTGTCCATGCCTTTGGGTGTGGGGTTTGCTAGCTTTTCCGCATACAGCTGCTTCATAAAAGCGCTAGATGGTTCATGCACATCAGCTGACCTGGTGCGGTCTGCTCTGTATTCAGGGGACATTTCCCTGGCTACGTCTGTGTTAATAATGCGTCCACCCTTTGATTCAGGATGTGCTGCATATTCAGCAATTAGCTGTGGATATTGCGCTGCCAGGCGTTGAAAATACGCCTGTTCAGCAGGGTTAGCAGGGGCTTGTTCAGGGACAACTCCCCTTGCAGGGGCTGGCTGTCCCATCCCCATCATGGAGGACAGGGAGACAGCCATTTTTTAGCGGTACTCTGATTTGGTCTTGGTGTAGCAAATACCTTCGGTGCGACCAGTATTAAATTGCTTGTCAGCACCAGTTTTATCTTCCATACCCATGCCAACGCCACCCACGGTTTTACCCATGCGCTCGCCAGATTTGTCAGAAGATGACGCACCTTTTGGGGGTGTTGCGCCAGTTGAGCTTTTAGCCATTGTTGTATCAGCTTTTCCCATGATTTTTCCTTGCAAAGAATTTATGGATTTGACTTTATGTCCAATATGGCACAATGTCAATCACCATTTTAACAGGAATTATCATGGCTTCAAAATTTACCATCACGCCCGCAAAATCTAAAACTCCCCGTGAGCCTATGCACTACGAAAAGGTTTCTGAGCATCGCTCTGAAATGTCACGCATCAAAGCTGTGGAAAAGGAATTGAAGCAACATGAGGCACAGGGCTTAGACAAGGCTCACAAAGGTAAGTGAGGAATTGGCACTTCGGTAGGCCAGCGGTCACCAAGTGCTGCAATCGTTGATTTGTGGGCTTTTAGCCACATTTCTTTGCGCTCGTCTTTGGATAAGTGCGCCCCCTGGTCAATTTCATAATGGCATTTAAGGCACAGCGCAGCCACTAAGTTGTCGTCTGCCTTAATTCCCTTACCCTTGCCCCCGCCCCAATTGCTATGGGCCGCTTGAACGCCATTGTCCATGCCACAGTTTTGACAAGAGAGAGCTGCCACTAGCTTCAACAGCTTTTGACTTCTCACATATTGGTGCTTCAGATATTGCATATTCTTTGGTTTGGTATTTGTGACCGTTCTTGCATTCCCGCCTTCTAAGGATAAATTCGGGGTTTGCTCTTGTGTCTAGGACTTTGTTGTTGCGAATGCCGCAAACTGGACACATCATGTTTCAATCCCCTTTTCTACCATCCAGCACAACAACCACTCAATAAATTCTGAACCTTCCTCAACGGTGAATTTGTGGCTTTGAAGGCCAAGTTGCACAACCCTTTCACCGTCTAGGCTTGGGGCAACCTTGCCAATCTTGCGTCCTGTTTCATGCGCCCATTGGTCAATCAGCAATCTTTTCCAATCGTCTGCTGACCAAGCACTACCAATCACCTTCATTGCTTTGTAAATCTTGTCAATCAAGGCGTGAAACATATCGTTTTGGTCTGTGCTGCGAGTGGCTTTTTTGACCTCTAAACGCAATTGCTTGCCCGCTTGCAAGGTTTCTTTGATCTTAGGCCACAAGTCTTTGAGGACAATGTGGGCTTGTTGGCTATTGTGTAGGGTGAAAATCATGGCTTGAATCCTATAAAGTAAGCAACCAATCCCCAATGGACAATAAGCAAGATAATCAAAATGGTGTAAACGGCTTTGTTGCTCATGCTTGCCTCACCATCACTTCAACTTTTGCCACTTCGCCATAAACCTTTGTGGCGTGAATAGATGTAATTTGGGAATCGTTGTCAAACACAATTTTGTCCATGCCATCAATCACACACTTGACCACGTTATCCAAATCAGGCTTTTTTGTGTGTTTCTCAGAACCGCTTAAACAGGCTTCTAAGCGTTTTTTTGAGTAAGACTCGGGAACGGCAAAGGTAACGTAAATAAACGCCTCTAATGCCCCTTCTAATGGCTTTGAGCCGCCCATTGCCGCCAATGCCATCATCCCAACTTCAAATTCATAAATTTTTGTTTTTTCAGGGGTGTAAGCAACGGGGAATTTCCCCCTGGTTGAAAACCTTGGTCTGCCTTTGGCTACGGGATGCCCGTAAACAGTAAACATAATAGAAATCATTTTTTATTTTTCATATCATTCATGCGTTTGCGTAACTCATCAGCAGCTGCCTGGCCTCGTTTCTTGGCAATCTCCGCTATTATTTGTTGAAACCAGTAATGGGCCTCGCCCCTGCCTTCCTCTAAAGATTTCTTTTTGAATCGCCTGATCCATTCCATTGCTTCCGATTGCCTCATAGTCTCCCGTAAGTTCAAGCGCTCTTGTGATGACAAAGTGGCTAAATTGTTGCCCTTCTCTGACCCGATTAAGGATTGCTGTTGCTTCATGGTGTGTCATTTGCGTAACTCAGCAAGCCTGGTTCGTATGTGATCAGGCATTGGTGCAGCCTTTTTAGAATCGTCTTCAATCTTAGCCAGGGCAGGGTCTATCAAGGGTTTAGGGCTTAGATCAGGAATGTCAGCCCCATCCCATCGTTGTTGGTTCAAATAGACCTTGGGCGCTGGAATAAATGCCCCGTTATCTTTTAACCAGGCAGTTGTTGTTGCCATCCATTGAATGTGTTTCAAGATGATGTGTTTTTGGCTGAAGTAATACGATTCAGTCCACTTCTTTTTGCAAGCGGACTTTTCGCCCTTTCGCTCACATCTTGGATAAGCAGACCAGAATTCATCAAACCCTTCGTCTGTTTTCTTTTGTTGTTCAGGTATCTCATTACCGAATAAGTCTTGCATTTACTTCCCTTTGGTGATTGTTTGAGCAAAGCAAAGCCTTACCGTACTAAAACAGCAGTCGCTTTGCTTGTGGATAACTTCCCTTCGGAGCCATGTCATCGCATCGCATAGGACAGACTTCTTAGACTTGCGTCCAAACCACTCGGCTCTATCCTTCGCCCACCGCCCCTGCTTTAGTTTGCTCGTGTAACAGGGTATCCCTGAATGCAACCACTGACGTACCGCATTGCACAGCCGCCAAACGCAAAAAACCCCATAAATTGCTCTGTGGTCTTGGCTCTTGGCGAGAGCAACAACAAACGATTGAAACCAATCAAAAGTTCGCCTGTTGTCAGGCAAGACCACACAGAAATCTATGGGGTTCTCAATTGGTTTCGCTCGTCCGATGCCACTCAGACGATTTGGATTATACATATTTTTTCTATTTGTCAAACCATTCTGGTTTTAATGCTTTTAATTGCCACACCCTAGCCTGGGGAACTGTGTCACCCCATTGGCTGATGGCTGCTCTAGTAATGCCCAGCAGTTGTGCCAGGTTCTTTGCAGACCCAGCGTTTTTTATAGCTTGCAATTTATCCATGTTTGCATATTAAGCCAACTTACACAATTAGTCAAATACCCGACAAATTTAAGGGGGCTTTATAAATACCATTTGACAAGCCAGTTAAGCTAGCTTAATATTCACCCATGCCCTGACGTTTCGGGGTCTTTTAAAAGGAAATCAAAATGACTAGACAATATCTTTCTTGCTCTGAGACTGCAAAATTAGTTCGTGCTGCTCTCAAAGAGTCTTTCCCTGGCATCAAGTTTTCTGTTCGCTCTAGCGTTTACAGCGGGGGCGCATCAATCACCATTGGTTACGTTAATGGCCCAACTTATGAGTCTGTCAAAAATGTTGTGGGAATGTTTGAGGGCGCTTACTTTGACGGTATGACCGATTACCAAGGTTACAACTACAGCAGCTTGGACGGTGTTGAAACTAGCTTTGGCGCTAACTACATTTTTGTTAACCGTGAGTTTACTTTAGAAGTTATGCAAGCAGCTGTGCAACAGGCTTGCGAGTATTACGGTTTAAAAGTGCCAGCTGTTAAAGACAATTCCAGAGGCGCTTTCATTTCTGACTTTATTGATTTTAACGATCAAAGACGCATCATGGATTGGGTTTCTTCTATCAATCTTTGCCAGGCACAACCCAGCCCCACATTGGCCCGTGTCGCCTTTTTAGGTGATGACGGTTACGGCTTCAATTCTGTTGGACGTTTGGCAGCTTAAACAACGGGGCGCAAGCCCCTCAAAGGATCAAAATGATTATTTCTCAAGTCTCAAATCAAGTCGCAACATTTGTCAATGTTTTGGATGGGATCGCCTCCCTGGTGACTAAGGTTCAAAAGGGTTACGCAGTCACCTTGATCGACACAGACGCAGAACAAGTGGTGACAACCAGAATCTACCCGCCCACAATGTTTGACCAGGCTGTTGCTTACGCAAAAAAATTAGCAAATACTTAAATTATTTGTTGTTTTTTACGCAAACTTAAGGGTAAGCACCTAGTCAATCTTGTTAAGCTAGCTTATAATTCATTCATGCCCTAGCAAATCGCACAGGGTCTTTTAAGGAAATTAAGATGTTAAATTTTTCATATAACAGACGTATTCCCCTCAACGTAATGGTTGTTGAAGCCAATTTTCCATTGGTTGAAGTAGCTGGAAAACGCCTCGACACATTGCGTGAAGATTTTTACGACAACGCTGTTTATATTATGAACAACAGCGGCAAATACGCCCCAGTTGTTTCCCCTTACGACATTGCCTTGTCAGGCGGTGAACCTTATTCAGTTTGGAGATAACTGTTGACAGCCCGTGATAAGCGGGCTTACAATTCAATCATGCCCTAACGGGTCTTTTAAGGAAATCAAATGACAACTTCTACACAATCCAGCCGCAACGTGTCCATGTATGGTTTTGATGATATTGACTCTTATATTGAGTCGGTCAAAGAATCTATCACTTACCAATTTACAGGTGGCAACATGGTTGTTGCTGGCCTTATGTCTGACGCTCAAGAATTGATGGCTTTTGGCGATACAGAACGTGCTAGACAAACTCTTAATGTTGCCAAAACCATTCTGTTCAACATCATGGATGGCGAACTGGTTGGCACACAGCCTTCACGCATTTAAGGGGCTGCACATGAACCGCAAAACAGTTTTTACCCAGGGCAACATCACTATTGTTCGTGTTCAGGACTATGGCTTTCGTTGCAACACATTGTCATCCAGTTGGGAAATTTTTGTTGATGGAAAGTTTCGTTGGACTTTTTGCAGATTAAAAGACGCAAAAAAAACTATTGCTCAAAACTTAATCCCAAATTAACTAACCAGGGCTTCGGCCCTCTAAGGAAACCAAATGATTGACTTCAAACTTCACTATTACTTTGATGACGTTGTGTCTTATGACAATGGCACAACGCTTGAGAACGTAAAAGTCGGCTATGACTACTACCCACCTGAAATCAATATGCCGCATGACCACAACTCAGCGGAAATTTACGATGTGTCTGTCTATAACCTTAAAGGTGACGATATTTCTTACGATCTGCCTTTATCCGAATTTGAACACATCATGTCTGAAACCAAGATTCACCACGCCCGTATGCTGAAAGAACAAAATGAAATCTAAGATTATTCAAACCATTGTTGAGTGCTTTTTAGCCATCGTTATCTTTGGCGGCATTGGCGTAATGTTGGCTTGGAGGGGGTAATTATGAACAGAGATGAAATGATTGAAATGGCACGAAAAGCTGGCTCATTGATTGAAATAGCACAGGAAAAAGATTTGCTTTGGCTTGCGGCTTTTGCCAAACTAGTAGCCACTAAACAGCGTGAGGTATCCGCCACATTCATTGAGGAGTTGGATGAGCGTGGGTTCAAGGAGTTGGCGGCCTTAATTAGAAAAAAGGGCATAACAAATGATTGACGCTTTGAATAACGCTTTCATGCTGTTGATGTTTGCCTTTTGGTTATGGGCAATATTTCGATAAGGATAAGAACACATGACAAATGATGAAATCATTAAGATAGCTAGACGGGCGTATAAAAGCTGTGAACATATACCCAATGTGAAAATTCCACCAGAATTTATCGAACGCTTCGCCAAGCTAGTAGCAAAGCATGAGCGTGAGGCGTGTGCAAAGTTGTTGGAAAACACCGCAGATAGCGCAAAAAATGTAGACCCAAATGGATTTGTTTGGCAAGCCATTCAAAAAAGTGCTGAGTTAATTCAAGCAAGGGGACAAGCATGATTGACCAGTTCAAAGATTACTT